GAGGTCAAAGAATGACAATGTTAATACTTTTTTATACAGTTGACCTAGTATTGGAGTATGACCTATGGTAAGTAAATCTAACTGGCCTTTCCCTAGTGAACTGCCACCAAAGAAACCTAACGATCAATTACCGCAGAGATACAACCCTGCTAATGACGATCCTAGCCCTTTATAGGGCCTAGAAGGTGGGTAAAATGATTAACCAAGGGCTACGTAGCCAAGAGGAGTAAAAATGCATTGTGTGGCTTGTGATAGATTGTTATCAGAATTTGAAGCAACAAGGAAGAATGCCATGACGATGGACTACATCGACTTATGCAAGGTTTGTTTTGAAGATGTAAAGGGTTTATTCCCCGTGATTGAACGTAAAGACCTAGTAACTCAGTCGGATTTAGACATCAGCGATAGCGTAGAGGGAGATGCCGATGATGTAGAATCTGAGAAGTTGGACACAAGGGGCTTAGAGGAGTACTATAAAGATACTTATATAGTATCTTATGAAGACTATGATGTTTCATAGAAGTAAAATACACTTTAATAGTAAATACACTATTAAAGATACCTTAAATATCTTTTATCATTAAAGATACTTTAAAGAGGAAAACCTATGTTAAAAGTTGAAATTGACTATGACAGTGGATTGTCTATATTTGGTGTTGTCTTAAAACAACAGTACCTTGATTTGTCCCCTACTTATGTGGGTTCACCTCTGTTTTCTATGGACAAAGAGGAAAACAAAAGGGAGTATCAACGATACAAGGAAGCCTTTAAGTTGGTAGCTGAATACAATGGTATTAATTTAAGAAAGGATAAACAAAGATGAATGAGTATGGTGCAACAGACAAAGAGGTAGACGATTGGGTTTTCAAAGAGGAAGCACATTATCACCATACAATCCAAGATGTAGCTGAGTTAATCTCCATCTATGGTTGGCAACAGGTGTTAGCTGACATTCTCGAAGCGGAGAAGAAGATATGATTATGTCTTTGTGTATTTTTGTATTAACTTTGTTGAAAGTGAGTCTTAAATGAGAGTTACTGTAACCTATGAACTGACAAACCCTACTGATGCTCACGCATACAAGTGCTCACAGAAGGCCGTAGAAGCCTTTTACACGCTAGAAACCTTGATGGATGACCTAGAGGTATTCCTAGCTAACAAAACCACCTCAGAAGCCTGTTTATTGGATATTCAAAGGGTGTTACTTCAATGGCGAAAGTCAAACCATGTTTAACATTGCCAAGGGTTGGCGTAAAAGGAGAAAGATTATCATGAGTAAATCAGATGGCGGTAAGCGCAGCGACGGAGGTAAAGGTAGTTCACCTCGCCCTTTTAGCGTATCTCAAGACGAATACAACAAGCGTTGGGATGCTATATTTAGCAGAGATTTGGAAGAAGAGCCGCAGGACTTGTCCGAGGACAACGAGCGTAGCGAGGAAGAAGACCCTGATGGTGATGCGCTACGATGCCTACGCTGTGGTGGTGTTGATACTATGTACGTAGCACCTAACGGTATGTATCGTGTATGTGACCAATGTGGTAACGCTGAAAGGATTCTACATGACGACCCTGACTACTGAAGAAGTGAGCACGAGGAGATGAAGCAACATGATGTACTTTGAAACTGATAAGCCTCATTATTTTGTGTGGCCTGCTTTGGCATTAAGTTTGTCCGATGAATTTTGGATAGGTATCGGATGGCTTAACTTTGAATTTGGTTGGCGCAGTGGTGACGATGGATGGCACAATAAAGTAAGAGGTGAAGATAATGTCGTTTAATCCAATGCCGGAATTTTTTGGTAACTCACTAAGTTCAGTCAAGCTTGCCTCTAAATTCCTAAAACACATACCATGTGAAGCCTGTGGTTCCTCAGACGGGAACAGTCTTTACGATGATGGGCATACCTACTGCCATGTGTGCAACCATTATGAAAGTAACGCAAGTTACGTAAGTGATGGTAGTTATGAACAAGTACCTACCAAATCGAAAGAACATAAACCAATGACAACTAAAGCTGGTGAGATTAAAGCTATCCCTGACAGAGGGATTACACAGCAGACCTGTGAGGCCTACGGTGTACGACAGGACTCCACAAAGCATTACTACCCTTACTTTGACCAAGATGGTAAGGAAGTGGCTGCTAAAGTAAGGCACGTTGAACTCAAGAACTTCAATGTTGAAGGTAGCTGGTCACAGGCGGCCTTATTTGGTCAACAGTTATTTGCTAAGGGGGGTAAGTACATCACCCTCTGTGAAGGTGAATTAGACGCTTTAGCGGCCTATCAGATGACAGGTAGCAAGTGGCCTGTTGTGTCTATCCGTAATGGTGCTTCAGCTGCCTTGAAGGACTGTAAGGCTAACTACGAATACTTAGATAGCTTTGCAGAGATTGTGATCTGTTTCGACGCAGATGATGCAGGGATTAAGGCTTCCAACGAGGTAGCTGAACTCTTCGGTAGCAAATGTAAGATTGTTAAACACTTAAAGGACTTCAAAGATGCTTGCGACTATCTCCGTAACGGACGAACAACTGAATTTGTTAATCAATGGTGGAGAGCTGAGACTTACGTGCCCGATGGAATTGTGGCAGCGTCTTCCCTATGGTCAACAGTCAATACTCCGGAACCAGCAGCTGAGGCTTTCTATCCATTCAAAGGACTCAACGACCTCCTCTACGGCCTCAGAAAAGCTGAGCTTATTACAGTTACGGCAGGCAGCGGTCTTGGAAAAAGTCAGTTCCTTAGAGAAATTCTTTTCAACATTCTCAACACAACAAAGTGGAACATCGGAGGAATGTTTCTGGAGGAATCAGTACGAAAGACTGCTAGAAGCGTTATGTCTCTCCATGCAAACAAGAAACTGCACCTGCCAGACACACCAGTGTCAGAACAAGAACTGAAGGAGGCTTTTGATGCTACCCTTGGAACTGATCGTATTTTTCTTTTTGACCACTTTGGCTCCCTTGCTCTTGATAACGTACTTAATCGCATACGTTACATGGCGAAGGCTTGCGATTGTCGTGTCGTGTTTCTTGACCATATTAGCTTGCTTGTGTCTGGTATGGACGGGAATGATGATAGGAAAGCTATTGATGTCTTGATGACTAAGCTACGTACCTTGGTACAAGAGTTAGAGATTACGCTTATCTGTGTATCTCACTTGAAGCGACCTAACAGCGACAAAGGACACGAAGATGGGCAGGCAGTGTCTTTGTCTCAACTGCGCGGCTCAGGTGCTATCGCTCAGTTGTCCGATGCAGTGATTACTTTAGAGCGTAACTCAATGAGTCCTGATGCTAGTGTACGACATACAACTAAAGTAGCAGTTGCTAAGAACAGATATAACGGTCTTACTGGCCCTGCTTGCTCATTGAAGTATGACTTGGATACTGGTAGAATGTACGAAGTCACGATGGAGGATCTATGAAAGAAATTACATATCTTATTTACATAATTTTCTGGGAATCAATGGTTTTTGGCGGTACAGGGTATGCTGTATTTATTCTTGGTAACTCCGGTTGGTGGTTTCTTTTAGCAGTGTTTATTGGTGGATTAGCCTATTCACCTTTAAAATGGATTCACGGAAAGGATAAGAACTATGATTGAGATGATGATCGTAGGCAGCACAGGCATTGGATACGCCGTAGTTGGTGTACTCCAAGGCTTAAAGGGGGAATACAGTAACATGGCTATCTGGCTTGGTTACTCTATTGCACAAGTTGGACTCTTCTTGAATTTGAAATGAAAACAGTCTTAGCACCTAACGCACCGTGGTACACTTCTGAAGAGCTTGTGTGGCCTGAAGCAGTTGTAGTAAAGCCTAAATATGTTCCTAAGCCTTTTGAGAAAAGAACACACAGGGCTAAACCCTCAGAGATTGACAAGAAGTTTGAAGAGTGGTTATTAACTTTGGAGAAGATAAAGTGATTAACGAACACGACATAAAAGATATGTGGGATAAAGAGACTCAGGAAGCCTATCTCAAGTGGGCTAAAGAGTACGGAGTCCCTTATGATCCTTGGTTTGGTCAACCAGCTGTATCTGCTGCGTGGTTAGCCGCTATCAAGTGGTATAAAACTAAGCAGCGTATAACGGATCAAGATTTTAAGGATGACAAATATGCTTGATAACTACGAACGCTTAGTTGGTAGACTCATGGACTTAGAGACTAAGTTCTATGAACTACAAGAGAAGTACCATACACTCATCAATGATTACGAAAAGTTGAAAGAAGAACATGAAGCGGATCGCCTTAGACATAGAGACGTCCTTGGATCACGCTACGATCCATTTGTGCGTAACTCAGGACATTGATAACACAGAGGATGTAAGAGTATGGAAAGCTCCAAACGGCCTATGGGACTACTTAAAGGACGCTACGTTGATAGTGGCCCACAACGGCATCGGATTCGACTTCCCGATCTTGAACAGAGTATGGGGGACGAAGATTGGCTTGAAGCAGGGCTACGATACTCTCGTAGTGTCAAGGTTGCTAGAACCGACGAGGGAGAAGGGACACTCTCTAGAGGCATGGGGAAACGAACTAGGAAAGGAAAAGATTGATTATGGAAAAGTATGGTCTTGGATGGTTGGTAGACCTGAAGAATACTCTGGTGAAGCTTTTGATA